GAAACGGTGTGTGTCAGAATCACAGGAGCGGTTGCCTCCGGTAATCCTTTCGATGTGATTAACTCTGCGGTGGCAAACAGCACCACGACACTACCAAACGTGGCTGTAACCACAACACTAGAGAATGAATTGCTTCTGTTTGTCGGAGCAAACTTCGGCGGTGGTCCATTCACTCCGTCTGGCTATACCGAGAGAGCCGATGTTTCTGGAAACGATTCCACAACAGGAACTCAACAGATGGCGTCCGCTGGTTCTTCGGGAAACAAGTCCGCTACAAGTGGTGGCGCAGCCGGTCGAGTCATTTCTTGGCTTGCGGCTTTGAAACCATACGCGGGTGCGGCATCGGCATTCGATGTAAAGAAAGCTTCTCAGTTCATAGCATTCTTCTAGGACGTTGAGGGAGTCGTGATGGCAATCGAATTTAGCAGTAGCGGCTCCTTCAGCAAAACGGAGTCCTTTCTCAAGGCAATGCAAAAGCTAAACATCGCAGCCATTCTTGATAAGACGGGTCGAGAAGGAGTTATCGCTCTTTCTAACGCCACCCCAAAGGATAGCGGCCGCGCGGCAAGTTCTTGGGGCTATCGCGTAGAGAAGAAAGGCGATGTCTACACAATCTGGTGGACCAACAGTGACATTGAGAATGGCTTCCCGGTTGCTCTGATGATTCAGTTTGGTCACGGCACTGGCACCGGCGGTTACGTTTCCGGTTATGACTACATCAACCCAGCAATCAGACCGGTGATGGACCGGATCGCAGAAGAGGTGTGGAAGGCGGTGACCTCTGCATGAGCAGTACTGATGATCGCGTAGTTAATATGCAGTTTAACAACGCGCAATTCCAGTCGGGCGTCAAGGATACGATGACGTCTCTGGATGCACTCAACAAAAGCCTCAAAATGGAAGGCGCCACCAAGGGCCTCCAAGATCTGGATGCGGCTGGGAAGAAAGTAGATCTCAGTCACATCTCCAAGGCTGTTGATGAGATTGCAAATCGCTTCCATGCGATGAGCGTTGTTGCCATTACTGCTCTTGCGAATCTAACCACTTCAGCACTTCATGCTGGAACGAATCTGATCAAGTCTCTTACTCTGGATCCCATCCTGGATGGTTATAAGGAGTACGAGCTCAACCTGAATTCAATTCAGACAATTCTGGCAAACACCCAGGCTGCCGGAATTAAGCTTAAAGATGTTACCGCGGCACTTGACGAGCTGAACCATTACGCTGACAGAACTATCTACAGCTTCTCTGAGATGGCTAAGAACATCGGTACGTTCACTGCGGCCGGTGTTGAGCTAAAGCCGGCCGTGGCGGCGATCAAGGGTATTGCTAACTTGGCGGCTCTTTCCGGATCTAACTCGGAGCAGGCCTCCCGGGCGATGTACCAGCTTTCTCAGGCTCTGTCGACCGGTTCGGTGAAGCTTATTGACTGGATCTCGGTTGTTAACTCGGGTATGGGTGGCACCGTCTTCCAGAGAGCTCTTGCCGAGACTGCAGTTAAGATGGGAACGCTGAGCGAAGAGTCCGTCAAGCTCTCGGGTAAGATGAAAACCGTTAAGATCAACGGCGATTCGTTCCGAGACTCGTTGCAGAGCGGTTGGTTGTCAGCTCAAGTCTTGACTAATACGCTGAAGCAGTTTACTGGCGACATGACCGACGCCGAGCTTGCGACTCTGGGTTTCAGCAAGACACAAATTGCAGCCATTCAGAAGCAGGCTAAGGCCGCTAATGAAGCCGCTACTCAGGTTAAGACGATGACTCAGCTCATCGGCACCCTGAAGGAATCTGCTGGTTCGGCGTGGGCTCAAACTTGGCAAACCCTATTTGGTAACTTCACTGAAGCCCGAACGTTGTTCACTGCCGTTAACAACACCATTGGCGGGTTCATTTCCGCATCGGGTGATGCTCGAAACAAAGTGTTGGCGGACTGGAAAGCCCTCGGCGGTCGTACGGTTATTCTGGATGCGATTGGTAACGCATTCAAGGCCATCGTCGCAATCATCAAGCCGGTATCGCAAGCGTTCCGAGACATATTTCCCCGAAAGACTGGGCAAGATCTATACAACTTCTCGGTCGTTCTTAGAGACTTTACCAAGAGCCTAATCATCGGAGGAGAGGCTGCTGAAAATCTCCGGAGGACTTTCGCTGGGGTCTTTGCGGTCTTTAGCATCGGTTGGACCATCATCAAGGAAACCGCCAAGGTTATATTTGACCTATTCGGTATCATCACCGAGGGCTCCGGGGGGATTCTCGAGGCTACCGGTAACTTTGGCGATATGTTGGTCAACATCAAGAAGTTCTTGGTCGATGGTGGACGAATCCATTCATTCTTCCAAGGTCTTGAGAACATTATTGCTGCGCCCATTAGACTCATCAAAGACTTCATCGGGTTCTTGGCAAATGCAGCCCGGGGCATAAAGACGGACGCAACCCCAGCCGTTGAGGGTCTACATAAGGCGCTTACTCCACTTGAGGACATTGGCAATCGTCTCAAGAGCATTTGGCAAGGCCTTAAGAACATATTTAACGCCGTAGTTAATGCTCTAGCCCCCATCACAAACGCGATTAAGAATTTCTTCTTTAATCTTGTTGATGGAATTGAGAACAGTTTCGGAGACATCAACTACAGCAGCATCCTGGATAGTATAAACGCCGGTCTTCTTGGCGGCCTTATCGTCATGTTTACGAGGTTCTTCCGAGGCGGGATCCTGCGAAGCCTTGTTGGAGGAAGCGTATACAGCGAGATCAAGAGCATATTCCAGGGTCTTGGAAGTACGCTGCAAGCGTTCCAAACACAGGTCAAGGCTAAGGCTTTGATTCAGATTGCTGCTGCGGTAGCAATCTTGACCGTTTCGGTAGTCGCTCTGTCTCTAATTGACTCCGCTAGGTTGACTACGGCTTTGGCTGGAATTACTGCCATGGCTGGTCAGCTTGTTGGGGCCATGCTTTTGCTCGAGAAGGTCGGTAATTCGAAGGGTTTCTACAAGATGCCCTTCATCACGGCTTCGATGATTCTTCTTGCTGGCGCCATTGATATTCTTGCCATAGCAGTTCTTAAGATGGCCGGATTGGATTGGAACCAACTAGCTCGAGGTCTTGTTGGCGTTACTGTCGTTCTCGGTGGAATGGTTGCGGCAGTAAGATTGATGCCGAACGAAGCTAAGCTTTTCGGCACTAGTCTTGGTATGATCGCTATCGCCGGCGCAGTTAAGCTAATGGCGAGTGCGGTTAGTGACTTTGCCAACATGAGTTGGTCTGAGATGATTAAGGGCCTTACCGGTGTAGCCTTGGCTCTCGGTGCGTTGGTTCTTGTCAATCGGACTCTCGCCGCCAGCAAGGGCGGCATCTTCGAGGATCTTGAATTCCTGCTTCTTGCTGCTGCGGTCGGGGTACTAGCTAAGGCAGTTACTGCGTTTGCAAAGCTGAGTTGGGAAGACGTCGCTCGAGGTCTGGTTGCGATGGCTGGAGCTATGACGATTCTTGTCGTGGCTCTGGACGGCATGCCTCCTACCGCTGCGCTTGGCGCCGCGGGAATCTTGGTTGCTTCTTTGTCTCTGGTGCAAATTGCCAAGGCTCTTGAGCAGTTGGGTCAGATGAGCTGGGGTTCCATTGGCAAGGCAATGACGGCACTGTTCGGAGCCATGACTATCATTGCTCTCGCACTAGATGTCATCCCGCCTTATGCGCCACTATCGGCGGCCGCTATCTGGATTACGGCTCAGTCGCTATTGAAGGTAGCTGACGCTCTAGACCAGATGGGTAAGATGAGTTGGGGGGCCATTGGCAAGGCGATGGTGGTCTTGCTTGGGACGTTCACTCTTCTTGCTCTTGGGTTGACGGCAATGGTTGCTGCTCTTCCCGGTGCAGCAGCGCTTGTGGTGGTTTCTGCTGCTCTGGCGCTATTCATACCAGTCTTGGCTGCTTTGGGAGCCATGGCTTGGGGTGATGTAGGTAAGGGTCTACTCATCTTGGCCGCGGCCTTGACGGTTCTTGGTGTGGCTGGACTTCTCCTTGGTCCAGTCGTTCCAGCACTACTCGGTCTCGGAGTGGCAATCGCTCTCCTCGGCGTTGCGATGGTTGCCGCCGGCGTAGGCGTACTGGCGTTCGCCACAGGCCTGTCAATTGTGGCCAAAATGGGAGCCGCCAGCGCAGAGAACATTAAGACGATCGTTACGACGCTACTCGATTTGCTACCACTCATGGCCCAGAAGCTTGGTGAGGCCGTTTTGGCGTTCGCTAAGATCATCGGTGATGGTGGACCAGCAATCGTTACGGCTATAACGACCGTTCTGATGTCGATGCTACAGGCGATCGACAAGACTGCGCCTAAGATCATTGATACACTAGCCAACCTTATGTTGAAGCTACTCACCAAGATGATCGACTACGTACCGAAGATGACGGACGCGGGCCTCAAGATTCTGATCGGTTTCTTGAATGGCATCGCGAACAACATCGGAAAGGTCGTGGATACCGGCGTTAAGGTGATTCAAGCCTATCTGAAGGCGATTGGCGACAACATTCCCAAGATCATTCAATCGGGTGTCGATCTGATTCTGAAGTTCATTAATGGACTCACCAAGGCCATTAACGATAACTCAGATAAGCTCGGTAAAGCTGGTGGAGATCTTGCGGTTGCGATCATCAAGGGCATGGTCAATGGTCTAAATTCTGGTATCGGTACGATCGTCAATGCAGCTCGAAACGTTGCTAGTAATGCGCTTCACGCAGCGATGAGCGTATTGGGCATTAGCTCTCCTTCTAAAGAGTTCATGAAGGTGGGACAATGGTCCGCAGAAGGTATGGCACTTGGCCTGAACAAGTACTCCGACGTCGTGGACAGGGCTTCCGAGGACGTTGCTCGAAGTTCACTCGCGACAATAAGAGAAACGCTCTCTACAGCGGGATC